TCACGCCAGAGGAGAGAGTCACGGTGTTGCCACTAATCATGTAGTTAGTGCCTGAGCCAGATGAGTCTTTAGCCACCAGGTAACCGTCAAGGTACTGGTCCTGGGTTGCAGCGGTCGCGCCAAGCGTGGCGGTCACGGTAGTGGCACCTACGGCAGCGGCAGCCGCCACGGTTACCGTGGTGTGGTTCGATACCTTGGCGATAGCATTGACCGTCTTACCGGCCGTCAGCGCCACTGCACCGTTTGAGGTGTAGCGGTACAGGTCGCCAAAGCGAGAGATACCGATTGTGCCTAACACCTCCGTCTTGTTGGTGTTGTTGGTGTTAATCTCTTGCTTGTAGATTTGCTTGAAACCAGTCAGCGACATCTCTGTACTCCTTAAGTAGTGGTTACGCCCGTGATAACGCCACTGCGCTTCGGGTTGTAGTTGATGAAGTTACCGTAGAGCACGATCTGCTTGACTGTTCCAAGGGCGTTGGTAGGCATGCGCTCGTCGGTCATCTGGAAAGCGGTGGACTTGGCCTGAGAGTCGTCGAACACTCCCTTGGTGACCGCTTGGCCCATTTGGATGGCACTTAGGCCCATCAGCGAGAGCGACACGAACTTCATGTAGTTCTCGTTCAGGGTGTAGATCAAGCCAGTTGGGCACTTGTCGTCCTTCACTACCGGGATGCCTCGGAAGTAGAAGCTCACGAAGCCGCCGTTACCAACCATGCCGGTCTCAGACGCGCTGACCGCTGTACCCATGGGGGTGTAGGGCGAGACGCGCTGGTAGCCACGGCTGGTGTCGTAGTTACCACGGTTCTTGGATTCCACGATGGTCTCAACCAGCGCCCAGACGGACTTGGTGGTGAGTAGCAGGTTGGTGCTCTCCTGGTCGCTGGAAGCGGCCGAGCAGAGGTCCATCTGAGTGGCGAGGGAGCTGAACGAGACGATGCCCGAGCTGGCCGCGGTCACCTGGCCGTTGATGTACGTGCCGTAGGTTGTGCGACTCTGGTTGCCGTAGGTGGAACTGTAGGTGGCGTTGTCTGTCTGCAGCTGCAGACCCTCGATCGCCGAGCCAGAACCTAAGCCGTACAGCCTGGTCGTGACGTTGGACTGGAGAGCGTTCTTAGCCACGTCCATCTTGCGCTTGACGAGCGAGATGATACCGGCCTCAGTGTTGTTGAGCGAGATTTCCGGCACGCTCAAGGTGATGTTCTGGTAGTAACCCTTGGTCAGGAACTGCAGGTTAATATCAGTGCTCACGTCTGAGGTGTCGAATGAGCCGAGACCCACAAAGTCCCCGCCAGTGGTGGATTCACTCACCTGGATAGGGTTTTGCTCGTATTGGCCCATTTGCCATGGACGGGGATTGGCTAGTACCCGAGCACCCAGCACGGACGAGCCGTGATAAGCGTCGACTACGAAGGGAGCCACCCGCTGTGCGGTCGTCGTGATGATCTGTGAGTAATCCAACTCTTGTGCTCTCCGTTAACGAAAATTGCCTCTAGCCCACAATTCAAACAGCACTACCGCGTCTGAATTGTGAGCCTAGAGGCTCGATATTCGTATCATAAAGCACTTATGGCTAAAGTTGCAAGCTTTTTGCTATATCTCGATGTCCCAGACCGACTTGGCCTGGCCCGGACGATAAACAGGTGCGGAGTTGCCGCCACCACTTGGCCGGCCACCGATTAGGGCGCTCTTTTGCTTGGCGAGCTCGGCGTCGGACTTCTTGTCCTCGGATTGCTTGGTCCGAATCTCTTGTAATTCGAGTTTGTCAAGCGCATCCGCGAACGAGGTAATCAAATTCGGGTTCTTGGCCTCGGCTCTACGCGCATTCTCGGCCATCATGAACTTGAACACCTGGTCCACGCGCTTTACGGCCGGGTCATTCACGAATTCAGGTGTACCAGGCTTGGCCGCGGGCTTACCGATGCGGTCCTCGCCCTGGAGGGACGTAATTTCAGCATCCCACGCACTGAGTGTGGCCTGATTAGTTTTAGCCTGCTCTGCCGTAGCTTTGTTCTCGGCCTGTTCGGCATCCCATGCCGTCTGCTTTTGCTCCATCTGGTCGAACTGGCGCAGAACCGACATCACTTGAGCCGTGTTCTTAGGGTCGAACTCGGCTAGAGCCGTGTCAATGTCGTCGCCAGGCTTGAGTGTGAAGGTTTTGCCGTTCTTGTCGGTGATTTCTAGCTTGAGGCCGGATTCGGTGGCAACCTCGGGCTGTTTCTCGGCTTTGTCCTCGGTTGGTGCCGGTGGCTCGGGCTCAGTCTTGGCCTCAGCGGTCTTCTCAGGCTCATCCTTAGTCGTGTCGTCAGCCGGTGGATCGGTTTTGTCGGTTTTGTTAGCGTCGTCTGACGGGTTGTCGTCATCCTTCGGCTTGTCATCACCCGCCTCAGCCGTGGGCAACCCTAAAACTTCATCAATATGGCTGTCGAGAGTCGCCTGATCTGGCGAGGCGTCCGGTAAATCCGGTAAGGTCGCTTGATCTACTACTTCAGAGGCCGCAGCATCCGCTGCACCTGAACCATCACCACCGCTCGAAGCGGCTGCACTACCTTTTGGCATGTCGTTTGTCCTTGCTTATAAGCCGATTAGACTACTTGAGCTTATTGTAATACGGCTGCAGCACCAGGTAAAGGCGCTGTGGCGTCAGGTGCCGGGGCTTGCTGCATACTCGGCATGGCACCAACATCAGGAGTTGCGGGCGCTGATGGTCCTTGTGGACCTCCTGGCGGCACTTCTGGCGGAGGCGGTGGTAATGCTGGTCCACCTGGAGCGCCTGGCGGCAGTGGCTCTTGAGTTGCAAGTTTGGCTATCTTTAGCTGCGCCTTCTGCACGATCATCTGGACAAAGGCGCTAACGGCCTGCTGTTGAGCCGGAGTGAGCTTGCGGTACTTGTCGGTCGTCAGCCAGTTATTGAGGTAGGACACATACTCGGGTGTAATGTCGTCGCGCTCCTCGGGTACCTTGCCGTCGATAACCACATACAGGTCTTCTTTGGCGTCGCGATCCATCGCCTCTTTGTCGACGTTTTCTAGTGCCACATCTGGGGCGGCCATCTCAAGCATGTAGTCCTTGAATGTACCCTCGGGATCCTCAACACCCAGCTCCTTGTAGGCCCGCAGCGTGGACATCTTGCCAAGCTGCAGCAGCTGCAGGGTGATAGCGCGCTTCTGGTCGCGGTTGACCGGCAGACTTGAGCCCGCCTCCACGTCGATCTCCATCCCGGCGTTGTCGGCCAGGGCGTCGTTGGTGAGCATGACCTGCATGAACTGGCCGTCCTCAACGAACTTGTAGTAGTCCTCATCGGTGTAGTAGCGCATGACAAGCTGCGCCATGATCTGGTAGCAGCGGCGCATAGCGGCGTCCAGACAGTCAATCGCATCGGTTTGGCGACCCTGGGCCGAGTCTCTCAGCATCACATCCTGGGTCGCTGTAGCAGAGTCGGTCTCTTTGCCCTGGAAGATGGCCGGCGTGCCAAACGTGTTATCCACATTGTCCCGAGCATCCTTCTTGTTCAGGAAGATGGACTGATCGAGTGGCGGCTTCTGCCAGGTGGTGAAGCTCTTGCCCACATCGTCAGTATCCAGGCTGAGACGTTGCGAGGGCTTGAACCGCAACTTGGCTAAGTCCTCGTCCTCAATGGCGCCCTTGGCCACTACCGGCACGCCTGAGCCGCCGTAGGCGGCATCATCGGAGATAGTCTGAGCATCGCGGTCGTAACTCTTTTGCGAGTACTGCGCCTGCTCGATGTAGCTGGTCTCATCCTCATAGCCCGAGCCATCATTCAGGATGTTGACGAACACATACGGCGTTGTCTGTTCGTCGATGATGTTCTCGCCCTTGTGGTCGTAGTTCGGATCAGTGGTGGAACCGAGTACCACGCCTTGGTACATCCAGACGATGGCTAGCTGGCGCTCATCCTGTACGTCATCTACAAACAGCCAGGTTTCGGTTATCTCAATCTCTTTATCAAGTGCAGCCGGAGTCTCAATGCCTACACCTAGCTTTACCTTGAGGTCTGTTTTCTTATCTGGGAACTGCTTGAACAACTCGCCGATGGTGCGCTTCTGCTTCTCCTCAACGAACTCTGGCTCGTCATACAACTCACTGCGATGGCCCACGAGTACGTTCTCGGGATCGAGGCGCTTGAAACACAGTTTCTTCTTGATCGGATCGTAGTACCACTTGCCCACACCCTTGCGCTGGCCTTCGAATAAGTCTTGCACCATCAGGCGGAAACGTTCTTTCACAAAGCTCTTGGTCGCCACCTTCACCAGCACCTTTTCGAAGTCCTGGGCAAACTCTCGCGCTAAGTCGCTGCCGTTGGCCGGCGTTACCTCGGGTTGGGCCAGGCGATCAGTCAGGTAGGGGACGAGCACGCGCACGGCCACGAATAATCGGTTATCGACCGACAACGGCCCCTCGTCAATATCACGGGGCTGGTCTTTGGCGTACTCAGTGTTGTAGAGCTTCTTGTTGTCCTTGCGGGTTTGCTTGAGCTTGTATTTGCGCTCCCAGTGCGACTCCGCGGCGCTGCGCCTGGATTTGACTAGCTCAGCTACCGTTGAATCTGGCAACTTTAAATCCAGCACACTCGACTTGGTTACAGGCGTTTCGTCAGTGGGATACATATTGCACTTATGTTAGCAGATTAACCAAATTCGCGTATCTCCTCAGGCGTGAACATGGCGCGGGCTTTGTCAGGGTAGGCACGGATAAACGCGGTGTGTGGTTTGCCGCCAGCATGGGGCTGTAGAACGTCGGCCTGATGGTCAATGTAGTCCTGTTGGCGATTAAAGCTCGCGTGGCCACTTGAGGGCGAGTTGGCCTGCAGGCGGGTTAAACAGTCTGAGCACAGGTTCTTGTAGTACTGGCCGTGTAGTACGGCGCTGTGGGTGCCGCCATGGATGCACTGGTTCACTTCTTGCCCTCACGTTCGCGGCGCAAGCGGTCCACCCGCACGGCATCGGGCTCGGACACGATCACGCCGCCGCGCTGGTCTGGACTCCAGGCCGCTGGCTTGTTCGCCTCGACTACATGGCCGTTAATGAGGCTCTCGTAGTTCTCAACCACGCTCACAGGCTCGGTCACCTTGGGCTTAGGCGCGATCCAGCCCGCTAACTTATTCCTTAATCGGCTGAACATCGCCTTCGACTGCCCCCACAAATGTCCCGACGCGCAGGATAGCCACAGCCGCACTGGTGGCGTTCTCTACCGTCTGCACTACTGCCTTGGTTGCATCCCAAATGCCCTGCTTAGCTAAGTCCACAGGCTCCTCGGTCATGTCGCGGAGGTTGAAGCCGTAACCGTGCTTAGCGAGCTGCACTTGCTTCAAACGGTAATCGGACGGCTCGCCAGCATTGTCCATGAGACGTTTGAAGGTGGCGTGTAAGGCCGAGGCAAAGAGAGGCGAGATCGAGTTATCAAACTTGGTCAGGTCCGATTGCTGAGCGGATGCCTTCACCAACATCGTTGCACCACCCGGCACAATGCCATCGGTCATGGCCGACTTAACCGCCTCAATCGCGTCCTCGACGCGGAACCGCAGCTCCTCCATCTCGGTAGGCGTTGAGCCGCCGACGTTGACGATAGCAATCTTGCCCACGAGCTTGGTATAGCGACCCTCTAGCGCGTCCTTCTTGTGTGCGTTGGGCTCCTCATCAATCTGCTTTTGCAGCTCACTGGCACGCGTAGCGATAGCGTCGCCATCGGCAGAGCCAAAGATGATGGCGCGCTCGGAAGACATCTGCACACGCTCGGCTGAGCCAAAGTAGTGCTCGTTGATCTGGTTAGGATTGTCAGCGTCGGTTAACATCATTGACCCAACGTAGGTGGAAATATCTTCCAGCACCAAGCGGGCCTCCTCGCCGTACATGGGCGGGGGAATAATCACACACTCGACCACGCCGTTGACTGTGTTCTGGATAGTGGTGGCCAGAGCATCGCCGGACACGTCACCGATCAGGACGAGCTTCTTGTTGTTGCTGTCGGCCACGAACTTCAGGATCGGCAGGATGTCAGTGTTGGAGGCAATGCGCTTCTGGCTAACCAGGATGTGGGGCTTCTCGTACTCGACCTTCTGGTTGAGGTAGAAGCAGCCTTTGGCGAAGTAGTAGCCGTTGACGCGCTCCACGTCCAACGTGGGGAAGGCTTGCTCGCGGATGGTGATGCCACCGTTCGGGCCGATGTCCTCGAGCGTGTCGGCGACCAGCTGGCCGATACCGGCGTCACCACTGGAGACCGTGGCGACCTCGAGCAGGTGGCCCTTGGCGTCCTTGGACACGCTCTTGACGAACTCCACGACGGTCCTGGCGTCCTCCTCCAGGGTGCGCTTGAGTCTCCAAGCCTCTTGACCGATGTGGGCCTCATCGACGGCGGTGAGCTGTCTGAAGGCCGCGGAGACGAGCTCGTGGGCCAGGACTACGGTAGCGGTCGTGCCGTCACCGGCGTTCTTGTTGGTCTGGTCGGACGCCTGGTAGATGATCTCGGCGGCGGCGGTCTCGCCCTGGTCGCGGAAGCCGAGGTTGACACCAGCGATGCGCTTGGCCACGGTCACGCCGTCACGGGTGAGGACCGGTGCGCCGAACGGAGCCTTGATCAAGACGTTCATGCCGCCCGGGCCATAGGTTGAGCCCACAGCCTTGCTCATCTTGCGTGAGCCTTCGAGTAACTTGGCTCGCACCTCATCATCAAAAAACAGTTCTTTCACATCGCGCTTGGGAAGTTCAGCCATTAGAGCTCTCCGGTTATTGGTTCGTGTACTGGGTGCCAGGTGACGTCTGCTGGCGGTTTAGAGTCGTCGCGGCGAACGGCATACATGAAGTAAGGCATTGAGCTCTTAAGTACGTACAGATCCGCTGAGGTCCCATCGACATTAAGGCTGTCTCGGAAGGTGCCGGTCTCGACCACAATTGCCGCTAAGCATTTGGGGGAGCTCAGGTGGACAATCTCGCCAACAAAGGGGGATTTCACTGCTTGACCGCCTTGGCCGTCTCAGTCTGTGCTGGGGCCGGCTCTTTAGGTGGTTCTTGCTCCCAGACCTTGATGGACTTCATGTCGGGCGCAATCTCAAAGGCGGTGAGCTGTGTCACCTGGTAGGCCAGGCGTTCGACAGCAATGAAGCTCAGTGTGTTGGTGAGCAGCGCCATCATCTGCTGTTGCACTACGCCGAGCAGCTGGGTCTCAATCGGCTTGAGGCTGAACTCCGTCTTGGTTGGTCCCTTGGGTAAGTCTTCGGCTGCCATCTACTTGTCTCCCTCATCGAAACCATAGATGCGATACCATGGGATCATTACGTAATCAATACCGTTCTCGGTGAACTTGCGGCCCGAATCTGAATGCTCTTGGTAGAGGACGGTTTTGTCGAGTAGCTTCTCCAACATTTTGTTGTAAACCTCGTACCGTTCAATACTGTAGCCGCCACTCTCGGTTAAGTGGTCGGGTTGCACTTGGAACGCCCGCAGAATCCCCTGGTGCTGCACCTCGCTGGCATTGTTGCGAGCCAAGCCCTTATATTCGTCTGTAACCTCAATCTTGGCATAGTTTCCGAACGGTACGATCATCTGTTCTCCTTCATAGTGCGAACTCCACTCTAAACCGCTGCTTGCAGGTATGACGCTTGCAGTGAACTGTGGCCGGTCCAAACTCGCCGGCACCAAAACTGGCCGGGTCACTGAATGCGTCCGACACCATCACCACTTGGTCTGATACCTGGATGAACGGCATGCCACAGAACAGGCAATGCAGGTCAACCAAAAACTTCTGGCTGATCGACTTGAGCGATAGCGTGATGGGGACCTGGTAGTATGGCGAGCGTTCAGTGGGCATTGCTTATAGCGGATAACGCCTATGATTAAGCTAATATTGTTCTTACGTTAACGCACTGTGCGCGCTTTTTCAAGACTGGCATTTACGTCGAACTTAATGGCCACCTTGCCATCCCGTACTGTGGGCGCAATCTTAGCGCGTGGCCCATCGCCGACGGTTGAGATCACACCACCACCGAGGCCGCTAAACACCTTCTCGAGCGCGATACGCCAGTAAACCCCCGTCAGCATCAAGTGGTCGGGTTTCGTGACTGTGCGCCACTCTACGACTGTCCGGCCCTTCTCGTCGGTCTCGATGACGCGGTACATGTTCGAAGCGTGCTTGATCAGCTCTTCTAGTTCATCCGGCCGCATCATGAAGCCCAGGTCACCGCTCGACACCTCAGTCACCAGCTGGTCAATAGCCTTGGTACGGTCAGCGTAGACAATGCCGCGCTTCTCGCCCTCACCCCACTGGATCACGCCTAGCTGTTGCCGGTCCTGGCGGAAGGTGCAGGCGAAAGCTTTGCCGGGGTACTTCTTGATGTAGTACTTGGCCTTCACGAAGTCCGGCAGGTAGTCCATCACCCAGGCCGTGCAGTTGTACTCCAGGAAGATGCGCTCCAGCTCCTCCCACGTTTCAGCGCGACCCATGCGGAACACTCCGGCTGGAGTACCAAGCCAGTACCAGTGCGGCACACCGATGTCCGAGCCCATCACCACGTTGCGGTACATCGGCTTACCCATGCGGACAGCCTTGAGGATCGCATCGCGGTCGAAGCGTAAGTCGGCCTGAGTGTAAGCCTTACCAAGCACGAAGTTATGGAAATACTCAATCGAGTCCTCGTTGAACTTCTTGACCAGATCAGAGGCAGAGAACCACGGAGCCATCATCTGGCTTACCCAGTAGCCGTGAACATCCGTGCGGTCTCGCCACTTGGCAACCCACTCACCGTTAATGCGGTCAGCAGTAGTTATCTCGCGGCCACAGTTAGGATTACCACAAGCGTAGATACGCTTAGCCTGATCCACATAGTGGTTCTTCGCGTCTGACTGCTCCCAGTCCATCCACGAGCGATGGCCACACCCCGAGCACTTCACGAACCAATGCCGTTGGTCGGATCGCTGCCAACTGGCGTCGATGCCATAGCCAATCGACGTGGGGTTTGAGAACTCACGTATCTCACGCCACTCAGAGGCGTCTAGACGGCTTTTAAACATCTCGACGGTGATTGGGTCGGACCTGTCCTTCTCGTCGATTTTAAGCACGTCTGCGGGTGTTGAAATGGCCTGTGATTGTGCATTGGCACCCTTGAAGTACAGAAAGTTACGGCCAAAACCCTTGAGCCCTTCACTGTCAGCCGTAAGCATCTTGGCTATCACTGGGTTGCCCTGGATCAGAGGATTCACACGAGGCCGCACAAAGCTCTGTAAGAAGTCCGAGTTATGCATGGTATGGATCACGGCTTTGTTTCGCATACCCACCTGGTGGATATCGTCAAACAGTTCCAGCGTCGTCCAACCGACCTGAGAACACTTGGTGGTGGCCTTGTGGGGGTGCTCATCTGCCAGGTAGTCGATCATCCAACGGTGCTTGGTGAACTCAAACGGCTTACCCGTCTCGGTCATGAGGTGGTTAGCGTTGATCCAAGCGATTGTGGAGTTGCGGAGTAGCTCAGTCTTGAGTTGTTGAGCGCTTAAGCTCTGCAATGTAGCCATCAACCAGTTCCTGCTTAGTATCGGCGGGTAACTCACCGGCAGGGATGTCTAGGTTGGTGTTCCTGTTGGCGGTCTCTATGCGATCCACCCAACCGAAGTTCTTGAGGCCAAAGATTGAGCCCGCAGTGCCTCTAGTGCGTAAGTCTCGCTCGTATGCCATCTCAATACGATCCTTAGCGCCTTTTACTGCGTCAGAAAATTCCTTGCGCCCCTCGTAGTCCATCAACGTCTCACGGGAGGTGTTCAGATGTACGGCCAGACCTGTAATCAGCCAGTCTTCTTGCTTAGTATTGGCAAAATAGTCCTCGATCGCGGACTGTAGATCCTCGACGGTTTCAAACTTGAGGGGGCGGCCTACTCTGCGTTTTACGGAAGCCCCGGAATCGGTTATTGCTTCGCTCATAAGCGGATTGTACCATAATGCTATTGACTCATAACGATATAACCGTTATATTGAATCTAAGATCATTTACAACTTACTGCATCCGTACTGCCATACTTGGCAGATGATCATCCCGCCAACCTAACCGAAAGCGAAGGAACCAAAATGACGGGCCCGTACAACAGGGCTGCTTCCCCTAGCGGGGCGGTATGGGTGCA